CAATAACTTTTTGCCCATCCATAATCTTTTCACTGTACTTGTCATGGTTCATATTACATAAAGTATTCCAATTCATACTTGCTCTAACGTGTCCTGGCATATTTGTTTTGCCTTCACGTCTTTCTGCTTCAGTAAACTTTGTTAAGTTGTTACAACGTTTAGGTGAGCCTTTCTCCCAAGCAGGTCTGTGTTTAAAGTCTTGTTTGAAGATTTTAATTTTTTCAACTACTGTGTCTCTATCATCACCTGTTAATACACCTAATAATATATCACTTAAAAAATCTTGTATTACTTTTGGCGTATCAGAACGTTTAAGATCTAACCCCATTGCCTTAACTTTACCTTGGTTACCTGATCTATCTAGTCGAGATCCTTCTAGATCATAAATCAAAACGGCATAACGTTTCTTTGTAATATATAAACCTTTAATAGCAACTATTTCTCTACCACCTTGTATAATTTCTCCGTTTTCACGTGGGCAATTAAAAGCATCTTTCATATGCCTTGGAAATGTTTCATTAACTTGTTCAGATATGTTGTCATATAGTTTAACACAAATATCTTTACTCCATTCCATTTCTTGTTTATCTACAGTATCTTTGATCATTGGCCAAGCACTAAAGTATACAGAATCTGTGTCACCGTAAATAATACTATCGCCTCTATGATCAAACTCACCTGTAATAATTTCATTAACTTTAGAACTCATAAATTTAGCAATAGTTCTACCTGTTAGTGTTGTACTTTGTCCAATACGTTTGTCAAAGAATCTACAACCTGGATTAAGTATAGCACCATATAAACTATTTAGGTTAATCTTTTTAACTAGTTGTCTTTTATCCCAAAATGCTCTTTCGACTGGTGTTTTCGCGGAAGCCTTAACTTTTTGTATGTCTTGTCGTTCTTTATACCAGCGTTCTAACAAGCCAGGAATAATGCCTTTCTTTTCATATGTAAATATTGTACCATTAGCACTTAACATCCACTTGTTACCACTTAAAAAGATTTTCTTATAAATTTGAGCACCTGTTAATATTTCGTTTGCTTCGTTTTCCCATTCAACAACAATTTCATCTGTTTTGTCTTGATCCATAACCATTTGATATTCTGTGCTACCAAATTTACCTTCCCATGCTTCAGCAAATGTTTTCTTATTACCCATTGCTTCATTAACACCAGCATCATTATAATCGGGTCTAAGTTGTCCTACAATAGTTGCTGGGTCCATATTTAATGCTCTAATGGCACTTGGGTATAGTGAGTTAATATCAATAGCACCAATCCAGTCATGTAATCCTTTTTTAGGATATGCCACATAGGCTCCTGCCGCCGTTGTATTTTCTCTATCGTGTTTTTTTCTATCTGGAACAACAAAGCCTTGTTCGTGTGCTTCATTAATAATTGCTTGTTCTGTAACAGCCACGGCGCCCATTGTTGTTTGTAGTAAAACTGTATTAGCATGAGCCAGTTCGTTACTTAAATCAGAAAATTTTAATTTATCATCTAACTTGTTTAATAGCATTGTGTCTTGTCTATTATATTCAATAAACCTTTCCCAATCGTTATTAAACAGTTGATCTAATGTACCTGTATATTGTATTTTAGTTTCGCCTAATTCATATTCAGCAATCGCATCTAATGAATAAGAATGCATCTCATGGTAGGTGTATTTTCGATAAAGTTGCATATAGTCTTGATGTACACGACCTATTAAATCGTGTGTAACTTGCTCTTTACCAAATCGTTCAAATTTTCGTTCTTTAGGGAATTGTCCAAATAAACAAAAACGTCTTGTATCATCTTTGCTTAATACACGTTTAACTCTATTAACTAGGTATGGAATATCATAACCTTCACTGTTCCAACCACTTAATACATCGGCGTCCTCAATTACATCTAAAAATGTATTAAGTAAGTCTGCTTCAGTATCAAATACAAATGTATTGTCAAACTTACTAATAATATTGTCGACTTCTTCTTTAGGCATTCTCTGTGGTGGGGTTAGTAGGGTAACTAATTGATCAGCCCATTGTAAATATATTGTAATTGCTGTAACTGGATTGAATGGATCTTCTGGTGGACTAAAGCCTTTATCAACATCAAAGTCAACCTCAATATCAAAAAATGCTGTGTGTAGGTTTGGAGCATTTTGTCCAAGATAATTTTCTTCTAAGCAACGAAATACCGGGTTCATATCAGATTCATATGTTCTAACATTTACATGAAGTGCCTTTTCGCGCCTAAAGTCTTTCCCACCACGACACTGGATTCTACTTACAGGATTACCATAGATACTTTTAAATTTGCCATTAGGATCGTCATAGTACATTATATACTTTGCTTGATGCTCGTGGTACTGTCTTTGTTGATTTTTATCACGCTCAACGATATGAATTCTGTCTCGTTGTCGATCAAAGAAAGCGTCTACATACATTAATGTTTGCCCCTATAATAGTAATTATCTAAATCCATGCTGTTGCTACTAGGAATCCGAATATATTAACACATACAAACCATCCAGTTAGTAACATTACCCAAGCCGCACCTCTTCTCATAGAAGCATAGCATTGAGTAGATGCCCCGATAAAGAAAAGCGGATAAATTAGTACCATATTTGGATTTAGTGCTGTTATGGCCAATGTTAAACTTGCCGCTACTGTAAATATAAAACTAACAAGTTCAAAACTAAATGCTATTTGATCACTAGTGTATGAATTAATCCAAAACTTTTTTATATGTTCCATTAAGTACGACCAACAGTTGCTAATATTGTTTCTAGCAAGTCCTGATCTGTACTAACTTCACTAAAGTTTCCTTTGTGTGCTGTTCTAATTGCTTTTTTAAGAACAGCAGGTTTAATTTCCATTTCTTCTGAGATAGCCTTAACTGTTTCGTTAAGACCGGCGGTTAAGTCTTCTACTTCTTGCATAACTGTCATACCCTCATTAATAATTTGGGTAAGTTTTAGTTTTTCGTCCTGATTGAATACTTTATCTGATGTCATCGAGATATCTCCTTATATTAAAATAAACGTTTATTAAGTATAATTATACTACCACTTTCATTATAAGTCAAGTTCTTTCATCGATACATACTAATATAAATTGATTGGAGAACTATACATGAGTGTTGACATAAATGATTTTGGTAAATTTAAAATTATACAAGATGATGGTAATTGGGTAGACAAAAAACGGTTTATAACAATCGTTAATTATTGGGCAAATTACTTTAATACTATGAAAGTTTCAGGAAACTTAATACATAAAGTAGGCGAACAGCCAAATCCAAAATATGATCTTAGTAAACAACTTATAGCAATTAAAGGGCATACATCAATTAATTTATTAGCCATTTTATTTGCTTCGGCAAAATGCGGACATACTCTTTATTTTGACAATGCTAACAATTTAACTAAAGCATGGTATAAAAAAGTTAAGCCAAATATTCTAATGGTAGGCGATGGCGATATGTGTTTGGAAGGTGGCAGATATACAAGTGGCGAAGGCTGTGTACGTTTATTGTTTACTAGAAGATTTACAGACTTACTAAATTATACATACCCAAACAAAAAAGTATATGGAACTCATACGTTAATTCAACATAAAGATAAAAAAGAAAGAACGTTTACTATCAATGAGTTAATGAAGAAAGAACTTAAAGAGGCTCCGGGTGTGGCATATATCGAACAAGATACAAGACATCAAGTAAATCAGTTAGTAGATACTATTATTCCTTTAATGATTGCCGGTAGTAAAATAGTTCTTCATACAGGACTTAAAGGACACGACCACAGACAATCTATAACAGAGCACAGACCAGATATAATATATTGGGGTGAAGATATTATTAAAATGATTAAAGATAAAGAGAAGTTTATTAATGAATTAGTACCGTACCCTGTATTTGTACCACATATTAGAAAAACAAAAGAGATACCCGATAAAGGGTGAAGAGTGCTACCTTTACTTTAATTGTTCCCAAAGAATCCTTACATAAATTGTTACCCAATCTCGTTCGGGTAGCACGTGAACGGGTGACGAAGTTTTCTTAACTAGTATTTCGACCTTCCTCTGAGTATGGCCTGTTAGTTAACAATTTGAGTAATCTCAAAGTCTGCTCAAGCACCAAAGTATACTTAATGGCACCTGTTAAACAAGTCTCTCTGCTAATTTAACCGATTGGGATAAATTCGTTGCATCTTCAAATGTATTTATACAAGATAGGAAAATTCGGCACCAATACGCCTAACAGTATCAGGACCAAAATGGTGGGCGTCTCTGGCATAATCCCATTCAAATATTGACTCGTCGTTATATTTTGGATCATATAAAGGGAATAGTTGTAAGCGATCAGGAAAGTTATTGTCTAACCATTGTATATCTTCTTCTTTCCATTTATTACTACCAACACCCCTAATTATAAGTTTATCAGGTATAAAGCAATAATGAAAGTTTAATTCTTTAGTATATTCTAATATTCTATTAAAACTATGTAACATACGGTCTTGTCCACTTTTATGATCAATGTCATCATTCTTAAACTCACCGTTGTCGTTCCATCTGTGTAAGTAACTAAACATTACTAATACTGTTTTAGGATTAAACTTGCTTACACCCCACTCAACTATATCAGCAATAGTATCATTACCGGCGGCATCCATACCTAAGTTAATAACA